AGATTTGTTCATCTCTATTTAAATAATTGTGTGTTATTTTTATTAGAAATTAGGGTGTGGGATTTATTTCTTGCACCCTTTTTTGTTTTATTCATAATTTTTAATTACCTTTATAATATGTTTAACAAATACACACAAATTATGACAAAAAATTTTAATTACAATGATTGGTTTATGCAACAAAGAACCGATAACGATTTGCGAAGTATTATGTTTGATGAGTCACAATTAGATTCCGAACGTAACGCTGCAAAAAAAGAGATGGCAAGAAGAACACATAAACAAAAGATCGATGACACACTCACAAGACGTATTGAGATTGCGTAATGAATCAAATGAACCCTATACAATAGATGAGTTAAGAAGTTATATAGCGGTTTTAGAAGCAAGATGCGAAGTATATGAATCACAATTAGAACTATTTAGATTAGATTATGAAAACAAGTAAAATCACACACGTAGAATTAGCAAGTCCACCGACTTGGGCAAATCCAAAAGATGGCACTGTATTCAATCGTTATGCGGTTAATTTCGCTAATGGAGAACGGTATACATTTTTAGCAAGGGGTCAATTCCGAAAGGCAGTAGGAGAGGATGCACAATATCAAGTTAAGAATGAAGATATGAAGACTGCAAAATTAATGACCGAAATGAATAATCAACAATTTAAACCACAAGTTTACAATAAAAGTAATACTGGCGGTAAAAGTGATGACACACAAAGATTAATAATACGACAATCTAGTATGTCAAGCGCTTGTAATTTCTATCAACAAAGAGATGCAACTGAAGAAGAGGTAATTAATTATGCACGTAAAATAGAGCAATATGTCACAAACGGATAAAGTATATACAAATGGATTATTTGCTAACGATGCAAATACAGATAAGCAAAGAGAGTTTATAGTTGCACGATGTGCAGTTAACGTAAAAGACTTTAAGAAGTGGATGGATGAAAATGAAAGCCACGTGGACGGTAAAGGGTATTTAAGATATGACATTAAGAGATCAATGAAAGACCCAAGTAGATTTTACGGTGAGTTAAACACCTACAAACCGCCTAACGGTCAAAAGGTGACCTCTAAGGATCACAGTCCTGATCGGGAGAGTGATTTACCTTTTTAGAATAAAACGATTGCAGAGGGGGTTTTTACCCCCTTTTTTTATACCTTTAAAAAAACACACACAAATGATAGTAGAATTTAAAGATCAACTAAAGAAGATTCGTTTAGTAAGATCAGGTAAAATGAAGGAGGGTTTAAAGTTAGATATACCTGAATTGGATGAGCATTTTAGGTTTAAGTTTACAAATTTTAATGTTATACTTGGACACGCAAATGTAGGAAAAACAACTGTGATACTGTATTTAATGTTATTATACAGTTTAAAGCACAAAGTAAAATGGTTAGTATTCTCATCAGAGAATGAATCATATACTATAATAAAAAAATTGGTTGAGTTTATGTGTATTAAACCGATCAATAGAGTAACTGAAGATGAGTTGAATAGTAAAAGCGATTGGATATACGATCATTTCAAGTTTATAGATAATAATTCTTTGTACTCTTATACTGATTTATTGAGTTTAGCTGACACTGTAAAAAAACAATGGGATTTTCAAGGTTTTATGGTTGATCCATATAATAGTTTAGTAAAGAATAATAAAGAAAGTAATAATTTAAATGGACACGAATATGATTACAAGGTATGTAGTGAGTTCAGAGTGTTTTGTAAAAAGAATAATATTACAATGTGGTTAAATACTCACGCTAATACTCAAGCATTAAGGTATAAACACGGATCGAATCACCCGTATGCAGACCACCCTATCCCTCCTATGGCAAGTGATGTAGAAGGTGGAGGTAAATTTGTAAACCGTGCAGATGATTTTATAGTGATCCACCGTTATATTCAACACCCAACAGATTGGATGTGTTCACATATTCACGTAAGGAAGGTAAAAGACGTAGACACTGGAGGCAGACCTACGAGCATAGATGATCCGATCAGATTAAGAAGTATTGTAAATAATGTAGGGTTTGAGATAGATGGAGTAAATCCAATTAAATCAAAAGAAGATTTTAGTATTAAAGAATTACCGTTTTAAATTATGACAAATCATTGGCAAATAGTACCACTTCAAGGATGTGCATTAGGGTATTTATATTGGAATACTACATTAGAAGAGGATTATGAGGAAGGTGAAGATTTTGTTGAAAGACATCAATTTATGTTTTTAGTATTTGCTATTATATTGACAAGATGGGAAGATCAGTTTTAGACATTATATGCGAGAAGCACAATGAATGGATTTATTTGGTAATGGCTTTTGGATGCAATAAAGATACTGCTGAAGACATTGTTCAAGATATGTATTTAAGAATGAATAAAATCATTTCTAACGGAACTAATGTAATGTATAATAATGAAGAGATAAACACTTACTATGTATTAAAAACTTTAAAATCTATATTCATTGATAAGACAAGAAAAGAAAAAAGATATATAGAGATTAATTATGATTTAGAATCCTATAAAATTGATGTAGAAAGTACTCCTGATTATAGTGAAGTACACGATAGGATTACAAAAGAGTTGAATGAAATGTATTGGTTTGACAAAATGGTATTTGACATAGTTCAAAAAGGTGAGAAGATAAGCGAACTATCCCGGAAAACAAACATACCTTATTACACCCTTTACAATACATATAAAAAAGTAGAAAAACATTTAAAACAATTTTTATGATAGGAGACTTTTTAGAGGTGCTATTCAGAAAGACGGGCATCAAGTGGTTAGTTAATAAGATCGTAGTAGACATATTAGGATACGAATCCTGTGGATGTGATAAACGAAGAAAGAAATTAAATGATATACAATTAAATTGGGAAGACAGATGGATCAAAAAATGACAAAAAAAGAGTATATGGCTTTTGCTCAAATTAGATATGATAAAAAGTTAAGTCCTGAAGCAGCAGATATAATAGCTACATATCACGCTAAATACTTTAACCATCAATTTTACATTCCCTGTACTTGTTCACCGACTACTTGGAATCAATGGATTGCACAATTAAATGACATTTACGATAATGGATATATCTAAAGTACATCAACTAGAACAAGCGGTCATTAATGTATTAAACTTTGATGATTGGAATCTTACTTGGACAGGATCAGACTACTCACATTGCGATGCAATTGGGATCACTCCTAAGGGGAAAACTTGTGTCATTGAAATGAAGTTTAGAAAGAAGTATTATGAGACTAAAATACTAGAAAAGTACAAGTATGATAAGTTGATGGAGATGGATCAAGAAGTTAAATTGTATTTTGTAAATGATCCTAAAGGTAATTATATGTTTTGGTTAGATGACATTACAATGCCTAAGCCACAAGATATGTGGTGTCCTGATACTACATTATGGACAAAGAAAAAAGTAATGAAACCGTGTTACTTATTAAGAGAAGATGATGCAACTTTAAAAAACATTTACTCAGACTTGTAGGTTTATTCAAAATTTTGTATATTTATTGAAATAAAAAGACAGACGGGGGTACAAAGTTAATCGAACACTATGCCCTCTGAAGTCTTATAAAAACACACAATTATGAAAGACAGTCAATCTTCGTACCTTCTTAAAACAAGAACTGTACAAGAATTAGAGTATCTCAACAATTTTCAACTTGTATCTGAAAAGATAATAGAATGGAAGAAAGAAAAGCCCGACAACCCTACTTTGAAAATTTTAGCTCAAGCACTTGCTATGATAGGTATTTATGTAGCTTCAATGCAAAATGAACAAAATTCGTTTGAAACTATTGTAAGTCAATATCGATCTCAAAAACTAAAGTATCAAAAAGAAGCTTTGGAAGCAGTAACAAAGTTATCTAATTATGAAGACAAATATTTTAACACACAAGAAGATGAAAAATAAAGAAGAATCTATTTATGTAAGGCAATGCGTATCGTTATCACCAAACAATGATGAATGGCAAGAAATAACGGTAACTTGCGAATTATTCAATGGGGATGTAATTAATTTAGTTTTTACTCCGGATGATTGGTTAGACACATTTAAGCCTAGTACCTACGATCACGTGAGAGATAGTTACATAAAATATTTAAAAGAGAAGAAATGAAGGATACAATAAGATTGTTAGATGGAATAGAGTGGCAAAGAGAAGAGTTATTGAATCGTATGATTGATGACGAGTTCTATTACGGTCATTGTAACAAGAATATGTTTAGTGCATCGAAGGTAAAGCTTATGGCAAAAAGTCCTAAGTCATATTATTATGTAGACAAGTATCAATCTAGTCAGCAACCCTTGAGAGATGGATGGTTATTCCACACTGCTATATTAGAGCCACACGTATTTGATGCGCAGATATTCTGTAAAACCCTCACAAAAGGAGTAGAGTTTAAACAACTAGAAGAGCATCACGGTAAGGGTAATGTATACACTAAAAAAGAGAAACAAGATGCTGAACGTTTAGCACGTGCATTTACTGTAAACCAATTTGCTATGAGTAGATTAAGAAACAGTAAATTTGAAGTACCTAATTGCGGTGTCATTAATGACGTACCATTTAGAGGTAAAGCTGATATTCTTACGGATAGAGGTCATATAATAGATTTGAAAACCTGCCAAAATATTACTAACTTTAAAAGAGATGCTTACTCTTTAGGATATGACATACAAGCCTACATTTATTGTCAATTATGGGATATCACTTACAAAGAGTTTGAGTTTATAGCGATAGACAAAAAAACTTTAGATATTGGTATTTACAAATGCAGTAAAGAGTTTTATGAATCTGGTAAACAAAAAACAAATAATGTACTAACTGCGTACAAAGAAAAGATACAAGGTCAAAATGCTGACGATGTAACTGAATTTATTAATAATTATTATT